AACTACAACTCAACGGCCAAGATCGTTTCACGGAACGCGAAGGTTCTTACTTCGGCACGGTACAACCCTACCAACACCACACCCGTACGCCGTCTACGGGCATTAACGTATACTCCTTCGCTCTACGCCCTGAAGAACACCAACCTTCTGGCTCATGCAACTTTTCTCGTATTGACAAAGCCACTCTACAACTAACGGTATCTCTAAACACGGTACTCGGCTCCAACACTGCCCAAGTACGCGTATACGCTCTAAACTACAACGTGCTCCGCGTAATGAGCGGTATGGGTGGTCTAGCGTATTCCAACTAAATAATTAAATATATAATAATAATATTTAAATAAAAAATATTTAAAGTTTTTTCTAAGAACTTTAAATATTTTTCTTATAACAAACATGCCTTCATCACAAAATAAAAAAACTTTGAAAAGGGGTTCACGTAGACAAGTATGGAATGGTTCAGCTGAGAAAACTATGGGTGGATTAACAAAAGATAGTTTAATGAAAAATGAAAGAGGACGTATTGTATCAAAGAAAAAATGTACAACTATGAAAAATTGTTATAAAGGTTCTGATGATGAAGAAGAACTTCCTGCTAAAAAAGAAGAATCTCAACCTAAAAAAGGAGGAGGATTTTGGGAATCATTATTTTAAATTTTATGATTATAATGTTTTCTACATACAGCAGAATAAGATTCTACTCCACCAACTTTAATTTGATAATCATATTTAATATTTCTTCTTGTAAATATTGCTAATGTACCATCATTACAATCTTTACACAATGCCGATAATTTCTTACATTTATCAGAATAAGGAATTAATTGAAGTATTTGCCCAAAAGGATGTTTTTCAGAATCACCATCTAATCCACCAACAATAACATCTTTTCCAAATTTATCTACCCATAAAAGAACATATTGTTTTAAATCTGGAAAGAATTGTCCTTCATCAATAACAATAAGATCATAATTCGGGACATCATTTGAAAAAGTTTCTAAAGTTGAAGAACTTTGACACAATTCATATTCAAGTGAATGTGAAGATAATTTATTTTCACCGTATCTTGTTTCAATCAAAGGTTTAATAACTAAAACTTTTTTATTAATTGATTTTGCTAATTGTATTTTTCTTATAAGTTTTGTAGATTTTCCTGAAAACATTGGTCCAATAACAAGTTCAAGAGACATTTATAATTAAAAGACATGTAATAAATAAATCATTAAACTTATTTAAACGTAAAAAATTAAGATTTATAATAAATATGCCACAATTATTAGTTGAAGCTAAAACTGTTCAAACTGGCGCTGTTCGTACATTAGTTGAAGCTTTAAGATCTATCTTAGTCGAAATGTCTCTTTTGTTCGATAAAGATGGTATAAGAATGGTAGCTATGGATAATACGCGTACAGTTTTAGTACATTTAAGATTACATGCAGATAAATTTGAAAAATTTGAATATAATCATCCTACAGCAAAATTTGTTATTGGTGTAAACACCGATCATTTATATCGAATTGTAAGAACTGCTACAAATGATGATACTCTGACATTTTATATTGATAAAGAAGATCCTAATTCATTAGGAATTATTATGGAAAATCCTGAAAAGAAACAAATTCATAAATATAAATTAAATTTGTTGGACAGAGATGAACCTGATTTGCAATTACCTGATACTGAATTTTCTACTAGAATTACTATGCCTTCTCTAGATTTTCAAAAGATTTGTAGAGATATGACTCTTTTATCAGCAAAAACTATTGAAATTACAAATGTAGGAACTACTTTATCATTCAATTGTAAAGGACATTTTGCTTCTCGTACTACTATTATGGGTGATAGTGAAGATGATTTTAATATACATAAGAAAAGTTCAAGTGAAATTGTAAGTGGTCAATTTTCTTTACCTCATCTTGTTTTATTTACGAAGTGTACGAATTTATGTAATAATTTAGAAATCCATATGAAAAATAGTTGGTTTTTAATGATTCGTTATGTCGTAGCAAATTTAGGTGAAATTAAATTATGCTTAATGCCTTGCTCAACTTAAAAATATACCATTTTTATTATATAAATATAAAGATAATTCAGAAATAAGTTCAAGTGAAAAACACGATATTGTTATAAATTCACATAAAACAAGTAAATTCATAGCATCTTCAATTTTTGTTCCTAATAATTTACTAAAAAAATATGATAAATGAATATCTGATGAAAATGTTCCATTTGTTAATTTTAATTCTGATACTGTAAATATACATACATTTAAGAAAATATGTTGTAACCAAACTAATAATAAACATATAAAAACACCTAATTTAAATTGCCATAATGGATATATTGTATGTGAATATATTATACATAAAAATGTAGTTATACTACATAAAATATGTATTATTATAACAATATAACCTAAAACTTCTCCATCAGTAGTTAACCATTTATATAAAAATCCAATTAGATTTCTTAGAAAATATTCTAAATAATCAATAATTTCTTGTTTATTCATCTTAAATACCTAAGTATAAAAAAAAGTAGTTATTTAAACATTTTATTATCTAGGTCTTGCTTTATGCGCAGTATAAGTAACATCATCAGAAACTTTAAAGTAAGTTAAATTTGAATTCAAATATTTTTTATCCGATACTGTTGTTGTAGTATTCCATAATTTTATGATATGAAATTGACCTTTAGGAGATATAGAAATACCTGCTAAAGTTTCTTTACGATCAATAAGAAGTTCATTAGTAATACAATGTACCATTAGATCTACAAATGATGTATGTGCTTGTACAGCATCAATTTTCTTTGACCACGCTCCACCATTATTATGTTCAGGTGCTTCCCATAAAGGAGTAAATCCTTTACGCATAAAGAAATACATACCACATTCCCATGCTTCTTTTGGAATTGTATCTATAACTGACCAAAATTGATGTAAAGTTGTAAAATCTGCTACTTTAATATATCCTTTTATTGAATAATCTTTATTTTCAGGATCATGATACCATAAAACCCATACATATGGAAGTTTTATGGTTTCAGAGGACATTTTGTTATAATATTTTAAATAGATAATAAAAAACGAATTCGTTTTACATTTATAAATATTATCTTTACACAAAAATATGGAATTATCAGCTGCCCTTCTATATTCACTAAGATATATTCCTAAACTTCTTTTACCTCAAGTAATAGTTGAAAATATATCAAAATTAAGATTAGTCCCTGCCGCATATAATAAACCTATTCGTGCTTCATTAAAACCTCGACATTATGAAAAACCTGAAGATAAAGAAAATTGGCGAGAAAAAGTTCTTGTTGATTATGTTCGTAGAATTAGAGAAACTTCAGATAAAGAATATGATGAAATATTCAGTATATTTAATAAAATTGCTCCTTCATCTTTAGATACTTTATCGCAAGAATGTTTGAAAATTCTTAAATCTAGAGATAGAGATTTTAGATTACGAGTAACGACTTTGTTGTTTGATAAGGCAATTAAAGGTTCTATGTATGCGAGTATTATGGCAGATTTAGCTTTGAAACTAAATTCAGAAATTCCTGAAGTTTCAGAAGATTTGAATATGCATACTAAAATGTTTGGATCATTATATGATATGAATGAAACTCTTGTATTTCCTACAAGCGATGATCCTGATTTTGATAATAAAGTTATTGCATGGTCTAAACAAAAAGATATTAGAAGAGGTTATTCTAGATTTCTAACACATTTATATATACGTAATCTAGTTAATGGACAAATCCTTCATGAATCTATGAACAAAGTTCTAGGTGATTTGGATGATACTGTTCTAAAACCTAAAAGTGAAAAAACGGAAGAGAATGTAACACAATATGCAGATTTCTTATTTGAAAATGCAAAAATTCTTCCTAAAACAGCTGTAGAATTGAGAGGATTAATACAAGTACGTATTGATACAATTCTTAAAAAACCGAAGACAGATACCACTTCATTAAATATGAGATCCAGATTTAAATTAGAAGATACGTTTAAATGCGTTCAAGCATCGTAAATTCTAACATTTAAAGATAAATAAAATGGCTCTTCCTTCAGCAGCAGTACTATTAAAAGTTACTGAAGTTGCAATAAATGAAGATAAACCTATTTATTTTGATTACTATAGAGATTCTCTAGAAAAGAAATGCTGTATTGGTGTTCAAGATAAAACTAAATATCTTGTGAAATCGAATGATGAATATACATCAACGATCCAACAAGTTTTTAAATGTGATTCATGTTATATTGTAATGACTGAAAATAGTTTATATGTAGTTGATGCCGGAATACTTGTAAAACGCGTATTATCATCTTCAGAAGATAAACATGAATAATAATAATGGATTTTCCACCACCACATTATATTTTATTTGAACCTTTAAATGATCGAGAAACTTTAAAAATATGGAATGAATATAAAGTTAGATATGGAAATAATTGTGAATTTGATGAAATAGATGGATGTATTTTTTTTTCATCAGAAGAATTCACACCTTTATTTGATACATGGATATCAAAAATTCCTATGAAACAATCAACAAAAATACGTGTATTATTAATATGGCATTCTGAATTTTTAACGTTTGCATGTCAACAAATGCTAAGAAGAAAACTAGAACAAAAATCATTTAAAAATAGAGTATGGTTTCATGTAGAAAATCCTACAACTATTCAATCTGCAATTATTAGTAGATGTATTACAAAACGAATTCCAACAACAATTACTTATCCTGAATATAAAAATGATTAGATTATTTACTGATGGAGCATGTAAATCTAATGGGAAATCAAATTCTAAAGCATCATATGCATATTACTTTCCTGAATATAAGGAATGGTCATATGCTGCAAAAGTTCCTGAAGATGAACAACAAACAAATAATCGAGGTGAATTAAAAGCTATTTATGAAGGTATTTTAAAAGCAATTGAAAATTCAGGTAATTCATCAGAATTTACTTTACATATTTATACAGATTCGGCATATTCTAAAGATTGTTTAACAAAATGGTTACCTGGATGGTTAAAAAATAATTGGAAAACTGCTGAAGGTCAAGATGTTAAACATAAAGATTTAATTGAAGGTTCAACAAAATTATTAGTTAAATTTAAAAGTTATATTATTACATGGATTAAAGCACATACAACAAATACAGATGAATTATCATTAAATAATTCTATTGTTGATAAAATGGCAACTGATGTTTTATTACTACCAAAAGAAGGCATAAAAATAATTGAATCTAATGAAAATATATTTAAAGGATTAAATTTAAGAATTATGGGTCCACCGTTAGAACAAGATATTATAACAAAATGGTGTTTAAATAATCTTAATGAATTAAATCAACATTATTTAAAAGTTGCTTTATTCAGTGCATTTCAAAAAACTTTAAAAGATAAAGGATATGATACAGAAATACAAATTATTAATAAAAATAAATTTATTAGATTAAAAATGAATTCTTTGAAAAAAGATGAATTAATTATTATAAAACAAGAATGAGTGCAATAGTTTTCTCATCACCTACATGCGAACCTTGTAAAGCCCTTAAACCCGTATTTGATGATTTAAAAGAAGAATTTAATAATATTAATTGGGCATCTGTAAACATTAAAGAAGATCCTACACAATTAACTCAACTTTATGGAATTAAACAAGTTCCAAGTATGGTAGTTATAAGTAAAGATGGTACAACTAAAACTTATACTGGAAGAGATGTTGCTACATATTATAGATTAGTAAGATCAATTACTTAGATATTTCTTCAGTAACTAAAACACCATTTTTATATGCTTCACATACAAATTCATCACCATCTTCAGAATTATCTTGTGAACATTTAGCTCCACTTGGAGGAGCACCACCAACTCCTGGACTCATAGGTGGCCTTGAACTACTACCATAATTACTTTGAGTAGCTCCACCCATTTGAGGATTTAAAAATGGAGCATTAGCAGGAAAAGCTTTTGATACTGTTAACCATGCAAATATACCAATTAATGCCCCCCATACTAAAGCTACAAATTTCCAAATAGCACCACTTTGATAATATTTTGAACATCCACCGCCATAAAATGATATTAATTGTAATAAATATATTACAGCAAATCCAATCCAAATAGATAAGTTTTGTCCAGGACTACGAATAGTTGAAGCAAAAATTGTATAATATGTCATAATAGCACTTGAAGAAACTATGTTCATAGGTAAATAAGTATTTTCAAGATTTTCCATACCAGGAATTGTACACCATGCTAAAACATCAGAAGCTTCAGAGCCAGAAGGAATTACACTTGCGCCTAAAGCTTTACCTAAAAAGAAATTTAATACAATTGCAATAAAACCAACTAAACTACCAATCGAATATCTTAATTCTTGTCCAATTAAATCTGCTATAGCTCCAAAAGTAATTAATCCAAATGGAATAAAATTAATTAAAGCAAAAAATAAAGTTGCAAGAATACTTCCAATGCCAGTAAATCTTTGAGGATTATAAGCTCCAAATGATAATACTCCAAAGAATAACATACCACCAATAAGTGATAAAATAACTGTTAGAGCTATTGCATATGGATCGTCCATTCTTATTCCTTATATTAAAATAAGTTAATTATATTTCGTTGATAAATAATAACAATGTCAATATATTCGAAACAAACATCATGGTCCGGACAATGTTCAGGATCAAATCAATCTCCTATAAATTTATCGCAATCTATTGCAAAACCTTGTAATTTATCATGTGATTTTAAAATGGATGATGGTCAAGCTATATCTGCTGGATGTATGATTTCAGATGAAGGTTTTATTTTAAATGGTAATTTAGGATCCTGTAAATTCAGAGATACACCTTATCAATGTACTGCATTATTAGTTAATCATCCAAGTCATCATACTTTGGAAGGTTCACCTGCAGATGGAGAAGTTATAGCTTTATTTAATAGTCCTACAGGCGAAAAATTATGTGTTTCATCATTATTTAAAGTTTCATCATCACAAACACCATCCTTAAAATTCTTTCAACAATTTATTCCTTATGGATCATCAAATCAAATTGCCCTAAATGATTGGTCTTTAAAACAAATGGTTCCAAGTGATGGATCTTATTATACATATGAAGGTTCATTAATAATTCCTGATTGTTCACCATGTGAATGGGTAGTATTTAAATCTATGATAAATATAGATCAAGGTGATTTTGCTACATTAGTAAGAACTGCCCAAGCTGGATCAAGAAATATACAACCTTTAGGAACTCGTGAATTATTTTTTAATGATTCTAATACTTCTTCATCATATCTACCTCATGATAATAAAACTTATTTAGTTATGAGACCTTTAGGTAAAAATAAAAATAAGAAACCCGAACCTTTGAAAAAAGCAGATTTGAAAACTACAGAAGCAAAAGAAAGAGCACAAGAACCTTCAACTTTATCAAAAACTACGAAAGCAGTTTCTGAAGATCCTAATACATATATAATTTGGTTATTTAATATTTTATTTTTAGGTGGTGCTTTATATCTTTTATATACATATTCAGGAAAAATACATATTTTAACTTATATTTATAACTTTTTCAGAAGATTGTTTGGTAAACCTGAATTTATTATTCCTGTAAACATAGAAGAATTACCTACTCCAGTACAATAAAAAATGTTATTAATATTTAGTTGCGCCAATACGTATCTTCGGCTTCTTCATCTTCATCTTCTGATGAAGGAGCTTTATTAAATTCTTCTTCGGTCATTTCCTTTTCAGGTTTAGGTTTCTTAGTTTTACGATTACAAACAACTTGCCATTCACCTTCACCATCATCTTCCATCTTAACTTTAATTTCTTCATTTAATGGAATATTAGATGAAGGTTTCATTGCAGTTGGAGGACGACGTTTCCTAAAATGACTAAACGGATTAGTCGCTTTAATAAATTCATTTTCTCTTTTAATACGTTCTTCACGAATAGTTTTACGCATACCGTCTATTCTCTCTTCCTCTTTTTTTTTACCCCAATCAATAGCATGAGTAGCAAAACTTATTTTAGGTTTACTAGTATTATCGGCAGCTGAATTAATTAATTGAGGAAATAAATTCGAGTTAGTACTCCCATTCATTTCTTCAACTTTTTGTTGTTGTTGTTTTTCACGTAAATGAGGGGGGATATAATTCATTTTTATATTTTTGTAATACTAAATTTTAAATTAATAAATAATTTCCGTTTTTTAAGAAATGGATTGAATTTAATCCTTTCAAAATTTCTTAGTAATAAAAAATGGTATATGGAATTAATATTTTACAAACTGGAATTTTAAATGAATTAGTTATTCCATTAAAAACACCAGATGTTTTAGAATTTATTCGTAAGAAATTAAAGAATCAAAATATCCAATTTCAAGGAAAAATTCAAGATCCTTTAAAAGAAGATAGATATTTAAGTTTATTTGCAAGAATTTCAGATGAAGAAGGTGAAGATATTAATCAACATATGCTTCCTTCACCATTTGATGAAGAAACTTATTCCGGTTCTATGGTTATTCTAGCATCTTTGAATGATAAAGATGACTATGATAAATTGGCATCAGAATATACGGACTTAAAAGTATCAGAATATGAAACTTTGTATAATGAATGGTCATTTAATAATATTGATGAAGTTGAAGAAATAGATGAAGAGAATGAAGAAGAAGTTGAGAGTATTGTTATTGAAGAAGATATTCCTAAACTTGTAAAAACAATAAAACCATTAATTATTCAAACTAAAGATGTATTTATACAATGTCCAATTCGCTCAAAAATTATTGAAAATTTTAAGGATTTAATATCGTCAGAAAAATCTATAGAATTAGAATTAGCTATTCTTAATTATATAGTTAAATATTCTAAATTAAATTCAATTGATATTGATTGGTCAAATAAAATATTTTGGAATACTTATAGAAGTAAATCTATTTGTATATATGAAAGTTTACAATTAAATAATTGGAAAGATAAAATTACAAATAATGAAATGGATTGTATTAATTTTGTCGATTTAACACCACAAGAAATTTATCCTATGAAATGGAAAGATTCATTTGATAAATTAATTGAAAAAGAAAAGAAATTATATTCTAATTCAGCTAAAGCTTCTATATTCTTATATTGTTCAAGATGTAAAAAGAAAACTAATTGCGATTATTATCAATTACAAACTAGATCTGCTGATGAACCTATGACTACTTTCGTTACATGCTTAGAATGTAATAAACAATGGAAATTTTAGCTTGTATTTTCATATACAACATTTAAACCAACAAATTCATCTGCTTTATTCTCAGATTTTTTAGTAGGTGCTGGTTTACGTAGTATTTTAGGAGTTTCATCTAATGCCATTGCTGAATCAGATGATCTTAATTGAGGTGAAGGTAGATGATGATCGGCTCTATAAATTTTTATGGGATGTATACCATTCACTTCCGTAGGTAAGGCAATTACTTTTTCATCTTTATATTTATGATTGAATTGATCAACAATACTTTGAGGGCAATTAGGTGTAGTTTCAGCTAATCTTTCCATAGTTTCACGAACATGTGTTAATAATGTTTCAGCAGACATACGTTCATCTCTAGGTAAAGATAATTCAATACTAATTTTTGCAGCTAATTTAGCATATGAAAGATGAGCAATTCTATGTGCTTCTGATCTTTTCGCAAACGCAAAAAATCCACCCAATGTATTTAAAATACCTACACCAATACTAACTAAACCAATAGCAATTGAAGATGTTTTTGTATCACCATCAAATAATGTAGATGAACCTACAGAAGCTGTTCCTGCTAAAGTAGAAAGAATAATAACAGGAACTTGTACAAACGCATTATATTTTGATGTTAACGTTTCAGCTCTTGTATGTAGCCACGATAATCCTGAACATCTTTCACCTTCTTTAGCAAGAATATCTTCTAATTGTGAAGACCATTCAATATCAATTAAAGGATCATCCATTTTTTATATATTTTTAAACGTATAAAATAAATTTAAACGCATTAAAATAAGTTTGAAGAATGTCTTTGTGGACATGGGAAAGTAAATTAGAAGATCCATATGAAAAACAAATTTATAAGAAAATATTTAATTTAACGAAATCTAAAACGTTAGCATTAAAAGCTTCAAAAAATCTAGGATTATTTAATTATTTAAAAAATAATAAATTTGAAACATCAAAAGATCTAAGAGATTCTATTTTCTTACAACCTGGAAAGAAATTATTTGATGAAAAACAAGCTAAAACTGTATGGGAATTTTTCAATACTTCTCCTCAACAACAAGGCGGTGAAACTCCTGCTAAAGGTGATAACGCATTTGATGCTTTAGTTGAAAGATGGTTAGTATTTATGTATCATTTATTACCTGGTGGTATTCAAGAATCAATTAAATATATTGAACCATTTATGTTTCCATTAAGTGAAAAACCAGGTGAAGAAGGTATTGTATCTAAAATGCCTGGAGTTGGATTAGGATTGAATTTTGCTTTAGATGTTGTAGCCCAAAATAATAAATTAGCAGCAAAATTAGCTCAACAATATACACCTATGATTATGGGATTAGTGCCTATACCCGAAGCTTCAACTGTAGGAATAATTATTGGGTATATGATTTCAACTATGTTTATATTTTTTAATATGTTAGTTTTTGTAAGTAAACGTGAATTTGGTCAAGCATTTACACAATCTTTGGCACTCTTCCCGTTTATAGGATTAGCTATGCAAAATATGGCTGAATCAGGTGAAAAAGTTATTGAAAAATTTGCTTCTAAGCGTCAAAAATTAATTGGACAATTAAAAGGTTCGGATGGACAAGGAATGTTTGCTTTTTTAGGTGATTTAATTGAAAATTATACGTTTGATCCTTTATATGAAGGCGATCCTCAAGCCGATGCATTAGCATTAAAACAAAAATTAGAAGGTAAATTTACAGAAATATCAGGAAATTTACAAAATGCTTTGGATCCTGAAAAAAGAGGTGAATTATTTCAACAAGCTCAACAAAAATTCCAAGAATTAAAAACTGATCCAAGATTACAAGGTTTAAAACAGCAAGCTCAAGAAAAATTTCAAGAATTAAAAGCTAATCCAAACCTACAAGGTTTTAGAGAAAAAGCTCAAGCAAGTTTAGATAAATTAAAAGCTAATCCACAATTACAAGGTCTTAGAGAAAAAGCCCAAGAAAGATTTAATAAATTTACACAACGTGCTGGAAAACGACTTTCAAAGAAAAAACATAAGAATAAAAAATGGAAGACGCAGCGGAAATTAAACAAATAATTCGTAATTGGGTTTCTTTAGATGATGAAGCTCGTAAATTACAACAACAGCAAAAAGCTATAAGAGAACAAAAAGCTAAATTATCTGAACAAATTCTGGGATTTATGAGAGATAATCATGTAGATAATTTTAATTTAGAAGGCAATGGTCTTGGAACTATTTCACGTAGTATGCGCACATCTCGTCCTCCTCTTCGTAGAGAATTTATTCGTACTCAATTATTAATACAATTTGCCGATCAACCTCAAAGAGTAGCTGAAGTTCTAAGAACTATTGAAGGTGTATCAGAAGGTGCGGAAGATATGTCAGTAGGTGGAACTCAAAGAGAATTACTTTCACGTAGAATTCCTAAAACTAAAATGAATATGACTATTTAAGATTTTTTAAAGCTTCTCTTGCAGCAAATTGTTCACCTTGTTTTTTAGTTGTTGCTGATCCAACACCTAAAGAATTATTATTATTATCAAGAACACTCATAGTATAAATAGAATCAATAAAATTTATCATAGTATAAGTTGGTGTATATTTAAATTTTGCTTGACATAATTTTTGT